CAGGAGGACGATTCAATCATCAGTTTAAATGGAAACCTGCAAAAGACAATACCGTCGATTTCCTGATTAAATACGAACGCAATGCCGAATTGTCGATCGATAAAATTACGACCACTCTTGATGGAACCGACGATGTGATTCAATTCAAAACGATGCACTTGTATGTGGGAGGTGTATCTCGCTCTAATCCTCGTGATGTCATCCTTAATCAACTGGAAACCAGTAAAGAAGGTCCTGGAGGATACCAAGCTGTATTATTTACACCAATCGACTTTTCCGATACCATGGCTAATACAAGTTATGTACCAGTTACACAAGACGCACAGACATTGGAGTTCTACTGTAACACGGAAGACTCTAAAGAGCCCATATCCGATAACAGTGTAGTAGAAATGCGATATGACCCTACTCGTGAACCAGGATGGCGCTGGGTCCCCTCTCGTATTCGTCATGATAAGACGGAGCGCCTTCTGCGTGCCATTGAGGTCGCCAAATCAACCGGTAAAGGGATCGTGTATTCAGGTGTCATGAATGACGAGGGTGTTGCAAACTCCGTATGGAATTCCATTCATGAACCCATTACCCTTTCTATGATTCGTAACGGAAACGAACAGCCAAACGATGAAGAGGCACGTGCCATCATGAATCTACGCGACGCAGGGACGACAAAAACATACTATCAACGTAATGCTCCCAAGGAAAATCTAGCACTTGTTAGCGGGCTACAAGATTTTCATAACAAATACATCAAAGACACCCTCTTGCTCAAAACAGCACTTCGCACAGGAAAGAACCTGATCGATGTTGCGTGTGGCAAAGGTGGCGATTTATGGAAATGGATTAATAATGGGGCTCGCAATGTCATCGGTATTGATTATGCGGGCGAGAACATTACCAATCCAAAAGATGGTGCCTATCGCCGATATATGGATACGAAACAAAAAGTTCACAATCGTGTTCCGAATATCGCGTTTGTTATTGGAAACAGTGCCCGTCGAATTGTGAATGGAGACGCAGGTGCTAATCAACAAGAAAGTGACATTCTACGAAGTGTGTTTGGAAAAGAAAACCCTCAAAGTGCTCTCCCCCCTTACATTGAACGTGTCATGGCAGGTACATTCTTGGGAGGCGCCGATGTAGCTGCATGTATGTTTGCGCTTCACTACTTCTTTGAAACACCTGCTACACTAGATGGATTCCTTACGAATCTTACCGAAACAGTAAAACCAAATGGCCTCTTTGTTGGATGTTGTTTTGATGGAGATAGTGTATTTAAACTGCTTCGCGGAATGAGCATCCATGAGCCTCTTATTAAAACTGAAGGGGATGTCACGATCTGGTCCATTACCAAAGAGTATGAACAAAACGAGTTCCTTGCGGATGAGAGTTCAATTGGTCTAGGAATTGATGTAGAGTTCATCAGTATCGGCTCAAAATACCGTGAATACTTGGTTTCATTCAATTATCTTGTCGAGCGTATGTCAAAAATTGGATTTCGTCTGCTAAATGATAAAGAACTAGCTGAATTGAATCTAACACATAGCACAAATACATTTGATGTCAGTCACGAAATGGCTGCCAAACAGCGTTTGAATTATCGCATGATTGATTCCGTAAAGGAGTTCTCATTCCTTAATCGATGGTTTATCTTTAAACGACAAGGATCGATTGAAGTGGTTGCTCCTCCCATTGAATTAATGGAACAGCCTCTTGAAGAGATAGAAGACGATAGCGAAGCAATACCCGTCAAAGAAGAGGAGGAAAAGAAGGTCGATGAGGTCTCAGGATTTCGTCTTCCCTCTCGTGACAAGATGTTTGAAGCACAACAAGTCTTTGCCTTTGGATTGGATGCGGTTCGAAAAGATATTCTCAAAGTTGTTGATCCAAAAGGTAAACCCGATGCGAATGTCGGCAGATGGTTGTCTCTTGCAGCACCCTTCCCCATTCCCGATCCCATGCCTGACTTGGAGGACCCCTCTGCGGCGGCTCTCCCCAACAGTGCCATTTTGTATCCAACCATCGAACATTATCTTGCCGGCATGAAATTGAAACACGCACTTGTTGTTCCACGACGCGCAGGCGAACCTGATCTCGGTCAACTCCTCATGAGCATGGACGGCGATCTCCATCAGAAAGCAGAAAAGAAACGCCGTGAAGCCATGCAACTTAAAAAGTTCTTGCCTGAATCCGATGATGATTTTAAACTACTCATCAAAGAGGCACAAGAAGTTCGCAAGTTCTTTACTACAAAGAAGACACTTAACCAGTACAAAGCTGATATTTCAGATGACAAATGGCTGCCTATCCGAGATAAATACTTGCGCGACGCACTCCGTTATCGCTTCAAGTACGATGAACGATTTCACAAAGCAGTTCTAGCAGCAAAGGATGAAAAGAAATATCTTCTTCATACCAAAGCATCTACCAACAGTAATATTGATGAAGCCGGTAATGCGGTAGAGGGGTCGGCCTCTGAACTTTATGGAAAACGTGATGTAAGTCGCAAGATTATTCTTGGAAAAAATAAGGTAGGAATCATGCTGATGGAAATTGCTGGATTTCAATTCTAACCATCCGACAGGATGGGAATCATACGTAGTAGACCTCATGTAGAATATTACGCAGATACCTTTCATATTACAGATACCTTTTCAAATCATGTAGAGTGGAAACATACTGTTAAAAAAATGAACCACACGAATGGGTATCCATTTTTTTATGAGCAAGTAAATAATCCTACTGTATTTGGTAAGCAACCCTACGTCATTTATGCGATCTATGATAAAGAAACGAAAGATGAAATACAACGGCTAGCATATGAAGTGCCCAATTTGTTGGTTTGTAACTGTATTTTTGTATTTTGTACACGCGCTGATTTTAACCTTAATACCGAGCTCTCGATCCCTTCTCTTTCCCAACCCTCTTTTTTCCAACGATATCTCTCTCGATTTTGGAGTTCTCCTGAACGTTCTACTATTTCTTGGGCCATTCGACAAACGTATATGGCACTTGGATTCGTCATTGCCGCATGTTCCGAAGAGTCCATTCCCTGCTCTCCTGTAGATGAATTCCAAGCATCTTCGATTTCTTCTATTCTTGAACTTCCTCATCATTTGATTCCAACGGCTCTCTTGGCCATTGGGGCAGAAGATTAATAAAAATTGATACAATTGAGGTTCTATCTCGTATAGATATAACTATGCCTCATCACGCCTGGCAGCGTTTGACGCAGGTGAATCGTCATCCACGCGATGCGCACATCTCCTTTGATGAACCCACTCACAAATATTATGTAAATGGTTCCTGTCAGGGAAACATTTCCTGTACAGGGTTCGTCCACGAGTTCTTTGGTCACTTTGATCCCAAGAAAATCATAGCCAAAATGCGCAAAGGCGCCAATTGGGCCACCAGTAAATACTATGGAAAAACAGATGAAGAAATCATGAAAGAGTGGAATGATAATGGAAAACAAGCATCCTCCGCAGGAACCGCCATGCACTTCGCGATTGAACAATACATGCATGGAGCCTATTCTGAAATTGACCCTGCTGTCATGGATACACCTGAATGGCGTTACTTCATAAAGTTCTGGAAAGATTGCGGTCATGACTTGGAACCCTATCGCAGCGAATGGGAGGTCTTCACTGATACATTAGAAGGCGTAGCAGGTGAGCGCAAAATCAAACTATGCGGTTCCATTGATATGGTCTATCAACGAAAATCCGATGGCAAGTTCGTCATTTATGATTGGAAACGCTCCAAAGAAATCAAATCAGACAATCCGTTCGGTTCGGGTCTGGCTCCATTGGATCACTTACCCGATACGAATTACTGGCATTACACCCTACAGCTCAATGTTTATAAATGGATTCTAGAACAATACTATGGTCTAGAAGTCGCTGATTTGTATTTAGTTATTCTTCATCCGGACCAACCTTCCTACCGTCGTATGCGACTCAATATTTTGACCGATGAAGTGGAAGATATGATGGAATGCCGTCGTCGCGCAGTAGAGGGTGGCTGTAAACATCCCGTCATCCTTCCTGTTCCCGAAGCGGAAGAAGAATATACCAAACCACTTGCTGGATTCTCCTTCCAGTTTTAACGCGCAATGGATGTGCTGGCTTCCTTAGGGGCAATACGCGGGCCTCTTTTTTGTGCTGCCTGTACAACCAATGGCACAATAGAAACCTGTGGATTTCTACCAATCTCAATTGGCGCTGCGACGGGGGCAGCTTGTTTCATTCGCATTTGAACTAACCCTGCCGACTTCCATCGTGTTTGGATGGCGTCGGGGAGATTCGCAAGATGAACGGTTGATACACCATCTTCTTCTACCAATATACCCGCCTGTCCTGCTAAAAATACAAGTAATGTTACCGATTGAAATACTCCTGTAAATGGTCTTACAAACATCACCTCCTTTTCACCTTCTGGAATGTCACCTGTTAGATTGATCATTCCAATTGGTTTGGATGTATATTTGACATATTGGATTAGAGCACTTTTTGTTAAGCGAGGGGCATTCTCTTCCAATCCCAATTGACCCATCGTAATTCCAAGAATAGCAGTAAATGGTAAGAAAGGCTGTGCTGGATTTACATTCGGTGGAATGCGCAAACGAAACGGTGTATCCGCTCCCATGATTGCTTGTAGAGCCACTGGCATCTCCCCCTCTGGAATACGATGATCATTCTCGGTTGCTTCTCGCGATTGCTCCTCATAATATCGTGATTCTTCTGGAATAATTTTGGCCCAGTCTAAACGTAACAAGTTCGTCCAGGTGGGCGAAGATTCAGGAATAATATATTGATCGCCGTTGCGAATGGGCTCTACCACCGCAATAACAGAAGAGATCTCTTTTTTCATCAGTTGCTTTCTACGACCAGGAAATCGTACCAACTCATCAATCACACGTTTCGTATATAGTTCGGGTGTACTCACGGAACGCTGACCAGGCGTGTCACTTAGTTCGGTTGTTTCTTTTACATGTAACAGGCATTTACCTTCATCTTCTTTCCAATAACAGGAACCTGTACAAGAGTCAGGGCTTTCGATCAATCGACAATCTTTTCGTAAAAATGTTGTCGATCCTTTGTCCCAATTATCTCGATCTGGATAAAACCATGATAGTAATGTTGAAGATAAAAAGATATATAGTCGCTTTCTTCTCTCAAATTCAGGAAGATCCGAATTAAAAATGATCTCTTCGATCCCTTTTCGAATCGCAGGTCCTGCCTTTTCACTTGTGATCCAATTTGATACCATCAACCGAAATTGCTGATAAGACTCCTCCCATTCCTTATAGGATGACGTTCGCTGGATCTCTGGATCGGATCCACATCGATCTTCCGATGTTTTCGGCTCGGTAAATGATTTCCAGTTTTGATTATTTTGTTTCGATCGCATTCCTGCCAGCTCTCGATCAACTTCCCACTCAAAATGTTTGATCGATACAAAACCGATCGGAGTAGACTTCATCAGACCCTCCAAGGCAGCTTCATCACGTGGTGGTGATACAGGAACATATAGACCATTCTCTAACTGAATCGCCGCAATATCGGTGTCACGTCGAACTACATGCTTTATACGATATCCAGGATATAATGAAAATAATGGCTCTAACTCACGCTGATAATATCCGATGGCGTCCTCTACTGGAGCCGCCTTAAAATCATCCCAATCTAAATAGATATTTTTAATAGAAAACGTATGCGAAATCGATACTACTCCGTCATCTACTACAGGTAATGCGACTAATGGCGCTGAACCACCAGATCGTACACGAAATGTAACACCTACCAAGTGATTGTAACTATCTTTAATAATTCCATCAGGACGATATAATGTAGACTCAATTGCCTTTGATAAAGGAATCATCGCCATTGAATGAACACCTTGTTGAGAGGTATAGAGTGTACGATATCGACTTTCACATTGTGTCATGTACTCATCTACACGTTTTCGTACAATATCTGGCCAATATTGACGTGACGCAAATGTCCATTTTACAATCGATTCATGAATTTCTAGATCGCCACCTTTTGCGGGCTTATTACTTGTATGAACAAATAACTCATATCGTGTATAAGGTGTATCGGATGTAACTGAATCTTTCACACTTCTGGAAATAAATATAATATCATTTTTGCGATTGCGATCCATCGATACACCAAAGGTAGGACACTTGATCGTAACAGGGTTGACACCATGATCATCCATAATTAATAACTGGATACCGCGTGGAGTAAACAACCCTGGTTCCGCAAGAAGTGGTTGAATATGGCGCAGATCTTTGCGTCGCATGGGATCCTTAATAAAAGAAACAAACTGGTGATATGCATTAAAGATTCGAAGCAGGCCATAACGATTATTTGGGGTAACCGTCATTCCTAACTTTTGTTGTGCCCATGTCATTAATTCCATTTGTGTAGAAGGCATGGTGCGACCATCCGTTGGATCATAAAACTCTAGCACCAGATTTCCAAAATGAGCATTAATAAAAATACGCGGAATCATGACTTCCAAGATACGCTCTTTCACATCCGCAATTGTATTTCGATTTATAAGAGGAGCAATCACACCAAGAAGTGATTCATTCAGGGTATTTTCTGTACCCACACGCAAAAATCCTTGTGCGTTGGGACGGATTTTTAGTAACATCGGTGAACGTTTTACAAGCTGTTCTCCTGATTTCTGACTAAAGAACGCATCAAACGCAGGAGGAGCCGTCGCAAAAATACCAGGTTCAGGTTGTTTATTGGATTCAAGAATGTACTTTTTATGAATACTTTCTAGCAATACCGCGTATTCTATCGCGCGGTCACCACGATACACTAAATCTTCAATTTCATCATGTGGAATTTCTGCTATATTTTCGAGTTCTTCATCTTGTAAATGAGAACGTACATGCGAAAATTGCTCATCTGAAACGCGAAGTGTGGATTGTTTTGTAAAACAACATGGCAATGCGAACTTTTCAGGATGGCTCGTTTTCGCCAAGAAATCAATGTATTTATGATACTTATCAGAGTTTGGCTTGTTTTCACGACGCATCACAGTATGTCCCATAATTGCTTTTTTATCATTTACAATTAACTTTCCATGACAAAATGGACAACTATTCGCCGCCTTTCGTTTGCCATCACGATCGATCGTCCCTTCAAAATCAATGGCTCGAATCATAATCTCATCCACCAGACAAAAATAGCGAGGGCAGAAATAATATCGGATCTTATCCGTGGAGGATCCAAATCGCATAACGGTGATCGTTTCTTCACTTCCAAATGACTCTTGAGGTTCACTCGTACCAGTTAGGGGATACTCAATCCATACAATTGGATCATCTTCATAGATCTCGCGCATTCGATCATATTGTTCCTTGGTTAACACTGCTGGCTGACGATCTTCATTTCCAGCACATTTACGACTGTACCCATTCTTATCCGTTGGACCTGTCTTAAATTCGAATAGACGCTTGTCAATCGATTGTAATTTTCTGATAAACCAGCTTGTTGGATCGACTAATTTTTGGTCTTGTTCTGACATTTGCTCTTTGGGGGCAATTTTTGGACCTTTTGTGGCGGCTTGCGCCGCTTTTACAGATGGGCGCGGTGGCTCAAATGGTTCATCTATTGATTCATCACGTTTCATCTCATGATGTATCGAAGAAGATGCTGCGCTCGCAGCAAATACATCCTCATACATCGAATCATCATCCTCTTCTTCCTCTGATTTTGCTTCTTGCTTTCCTAGTGATTCTTGTTGCATACTCTGGTATTCCAACTCCTCTTCTATCTCATCCATTACTCGATCCTCTCGACTGTTACGATAATAATCATCATCCTCCATAAATAGTAATGAGAGAAGTGTATAAATGCGTAAATAAGTAGCTTGACTATCAATTCGGTGAATATGAATATGATAGGCAGGATGTTGCGCATGAATATGAATATCAATGCCAGGATTAAAACTTTCAATGAATTCTCCCTCTTCTGGAAGCTGAAGAGTAAACGTTCCTCGATTTTTTGACCATTCAGTAAAACGTTCCTTTGCTTCTTCAAATGTAAACTCAAACTCGTCCTGGAGTGTTTCCATCATTTGTCTTGGATCCGTTTGCTCTCCTTCTAGCTCCTTCCGTGTTGCATACTGTGTCATGAAGGTAAATACCTTATCTTCTGACACATATTGACTAACCGCCTTGTATCGCAGAGAGAGAAGAGGGCTTTCATTTGGCAATGGCTCCATTTCATAAAAGAAAGACTGGAAGTAAGGCAGACGTTGTAATAAACGAGCTTTTGTAAAACGTTTCGATTTCATACTAGTGGTAAGAGAAAAGGTAACCGCAATTTCTCGAAGCTCAAAATCACTTGCGGGTTGAGGTAATCCATCAAATACATCCTCTACAATGTCACGAAAGTTACGAAAATCCAAATTTGGATCCAAATTTCGAATGTTTTTAGGAGGCTGTAACATTAAATTCATGGTTGAATCATTTCGTACCTGAATCGTTCCATAAATGGGCTGAGTAATACCAATTGAGGGCCGATGAACATATTTAATCGTACACATATCCATTCCTGGAGTGGTTGTGGTTTCTTTTCCCCATATATCTAATACACGTGGATCATCCAGTGTAGGAATGGGAAGAATTCCTTTTACATGAAGTTTTGTAATAGCAGAACCCTCTGATGGAAGAAGACGCATATAGGGGCGTTTCTCCGTTACAGGAATCTGATAAAACATCGATGCACATCCCTCAAATCCTTCCACTGTTTTCTTCCAAATCAAACGGAGCTGTTTTACACCTGTGACTTGAATCGACGGAACTTGTTCATTATCTTCCAAGAATTGATTCAATCGGTCCAACGTTGATTCACGCTTCTCAAGAAAATACTGAATCTTTTTGGTAAATTCAACATCCTCCTCTTTGGCTTGATACGGGCCTCCCACTTTTACATCAGGAAAGTATGCCGCAAATCGTAGATTCCAGTCTTCTTGTGGCATGGGTGTTATGCCTTTGTATTCATTCAATAAGGTTCGAAGCGGAAAAACATGAAGCACAGGCGGATGACCATTATAGGGATGATAAAGTACGTCCTCTACTGTACTACGACCTCGAAGCTCATAATTGGGGGCAGCAAAACTACCATCGCTTGTTACAAATCGTTCATCCCCATCGGCCATCGCCTTTAATGGATGTGCCAAGATATGAGCATCCGTTGGGTCATGTGATTCATTCGAGAACCATAAATAATCAATCGGAAAATAGGTAGATGCCATACTAGGGCTCGAATCATCATTTTGAGGAATACCTATAAACGTAAATCGTGGGACAAATGAACGATCTCCTGAATATTTAGCGCAAATCATTCGCTTAATCATATCGATGGTATCAAATGGATAAATACGGTCCAATGTAATAGTATCATATTGATCTCTTCCTTTCCATATCATACATTGAACCGGAGGATAATCCTCACGGAAACTGGAAAGCAGTTGTGGAGAAAAGAGTTGATCTATCTCGGACGCCATCCCTATGGCTTTTTCACATAAAAAAGCATGGGGGTGTTTTCACGCCTTACTCTTTCTTCTTAAACATGTTTCCAATTTGGAAGTTGGTACCATCCTTCTTGGGATCATACCGAGGAGCATCCGTGATATAGACTCCACAATAACTCACAGGATGCGCCGAAAAATCAGTATAACGATATAGCCCCATGGATTCTGCTTCCTTTAACAACCATCCAAAGTTATTCCAGAATTCCGCATCATGTCCAATCGAATCTGTACAAACATGGCCAAATTCGTGTAGTGCTACAAACATCATCACATTCTCATCGACCAAACTTTCATCTGGTCCCTCTCGTTGTCTCAGGCACATATGAATGGACTCGCCTTTATTCACAGTGGATGAAGTATGTTCCGAATCAGGCGTAGATTCCATGAAACGCTCAGGATCTGCTCGAAAATTCTGAACCATTTGTTTGACTTGGTGCTTATCTGGATACTTCTTCTCCAATGCCTGACACAACTTCACCAATCGAGTTCTTAGTGTAGCCATCATATTTGCCGCTTGTTGCTTATCTGGCATATCACGTACTTTATAGGGTTTTCCATCAATTGAAGACGTAACATAAACTGTTGGAAAATTACCTCCACCAATAATCGATTTGAAGAGACTGGATGCCGTATCCAAGATGGACATTTCTTCATTGAAATAAGAATATAAACATTCAC